TTGACTTAGGCGAGAAGGGCAGTTTCCCCGTCAAAAAGGGCGCTCTGCATGAAATGCTTGGCGTTCCGCAGGGAAAGAAGATTCCCGCAAGCGATCTGACGCCAAAGCCAGGTGACTCGACATTGCTTCGCAGACGCAAGGCATCAGCCAAGGGATTCAAGGCCATGAAACATGGCTAGCCGCGAGTTTACACCTGGAGACACGGTGAAGCATGGTTAGCAAAGCGCTATATCGCATATTTCTGGCTGTCTTAGTTCTAACGATGCCCACAGCATGGCTTAGAGATGGCATCACGCAGGCTGTTGACAACAAGTTGAAAGTAAGGCGATAGCCAATGGATGAAGTTAAGGATCAGCCAACATCGCAGGACGAAGAGACGCAGCCAGACCAGCGGCGGCTGATACCGCTTGAACTTCCTGAGGGATACGTTCCAGGCAAATATGCCGCGTGGTATTGCTCACCCGAAGATATCTATGGCCCGGATGAGCTTGGAGAGTATGCCAACGCTATCGAGGAGATGGTAGACGGATTCTCTAAGGCTGATATCTCCGCCCGTACATGGGAAGTTCTGCAGGCTCAGGAGCAGCGTCTATTTCGCCGCGGCTACCACTTCATCACGGCGGGCAAGCAGGGCTGGGGATTGCTGGACGGCAAGTCTTCGCCCGCTGGCATCATGGCTGCCCAGAATAGCGGCAGAATGTTCCCCGTCAACGTCTTTGGGGCGCGCCATAAGAAGATTGTTTCCTTGCTCGCCCGCGAAGTTCCCGCAATGCTGACCGCGCCCGAGACTGATTCAGATCCAATGGATCAGGCGGCAAGCGAAGAGGCTGAGAAGTACCTCAAGGTGTTCAATCATCAATCCAATATGCCGCAAGTAATGAAAGAGGCGGCTGGATACTTCTATACCGATGACAGGGCAGGATTCCTGACATACACGGTGGCAGATGAAACGGAATGGGGAACAGAGATACCCGAGGCTCCGCAGACGGTGTATGGGGAAGCTGAGTCTGAGGGCGTGTCTCCTGAGACGGAAATGGATTCATCCCCGGAAACTTCCACCATGCCCGCGCGCCGAGAAATAACGCTGTGCGGTGGCAAACTGGAGTGGCGCGTCCCAATCATGGCGGACAAGGAAAGCCAGATGGGAGCGGTTCAGTATGCTCATGAGGTCTCCCGCAATGAGCTCAAAGAGCGCTACCCTTGGGTCGAGGACAAGATTGGCTCAAGTGGGAAGACTGGCAGTGGCACAGAGCAGATTGATCGACTAGCGCGTGTCAGGGTGAGACTGGCGGTACAGGCTACGTCAAGCGTTGGTGGTGAAGGCGCGAAGGACAATGCTACTGAATCCGTTACATTCTTCAAGCCAAGTGAATATCGCGGCATCAAGGATAAGGAAGTTCGCAAGGTCATTCAGGAGACATTCCCGAAGGGCATGGAAGTATGGCACGCAGGCGGACAGCTTGCTATGGTCCGGAATTGCCGCATGGCGGACCATGTAAAGATCATCCATGCCTATCCTGGGGACGGGCAGAACCGCGAGTCGATTGGAACGAACTATCTCCCACTCCAAAAGGTGCTGAATGCCAATTTTGCGCTCATTGATCGCTACTTTAGGGCGGCAGTTCCGCGCAGGTTTGCACTTGAACCATACATCGATACCCAATTGCTCAACTCCCAATCCAACGATCCCAGCAAAGTTACCGCAGTTTATGGTCTTGAGGACAAGAATCTCAGAATCCCGGATATCACGGGAGTCGAGAATACGCCAAGCCCTAACGGTTCAATCTTCCAATTCATCGACTGGATTATATCTGGTGGGCCAGAAGCAATGGACGGAGGGACAGCCGCCGCCTTCGGGGAAGCTGAAACAGGATCTGATCAGGGTGTCTTCAAGACTACAAGGCTAAAGCGGGATCAGGCACTGCAGGTATTTGCCATGCCGTGGAATGCGCTTTGCGAGGCAGTGGAGTGTATCTCGACGCAGGCACTTCAGTCCGCAGCGCAGAATAGGCAAACGGATATCTCGGCATCGCTTCCCGGCAACACCAAGATGAAAGTGGAGCTTGGCAAGATTCAGGGTTCAGTCCTGATTCAGCGCACGAGTGATGAGATTCCGCAGACGTTGGCTGAAGAAGAAGAGCAGATGGCGGAGTTGGTTGCCGCATCTGTGAATATCGAACTGTACAAATCCATCATGAATGACCCGGCAAACCTCGAAGTATTTCAGCGGATGCCAAGCATGAGGGATTTGACGTTACCTGGGGCTGACCATGTAGAAGTTCAGCAAGGCGAGTTTGAGATATTGCTCCGTTCTGGCCCAATTCCCAATCCTCAGATGCAGCAGGTTGAGGAGCAGCTTCAGCAGGCAGCAACTTCATCAGAATCGCAGACTCCACAGGGCATGCAAGCGCTTCAGCAATTGGAAGCAGCCGCTCAGCAACTCCCGCCGATGGTCTCAACTGTGCCAGTCGCACAAAACAACTCTGAGAATCATGCGATTCATGCGGCGATCACGCTCGGGATGATGAACTCCCCGACAGGACGCAAGCTAAAGAATGGGAATGACCAGCAGAAGCAGATTTATCAGAATCTTCAGCTTCATTGGGAAGAGCATGTTGCAGTGCTGAAGCAGCTTACTCCGCCTCCGCAAGTTGATATGAAGGCCAGCATCACGATTGATCCGACCAAACTACCGCCGGCGGCGCAGTCTAAGGCGTTTCAAGCTCTCGGGTTGGAAGTGAGTCCGCAGGAACTGACGCCCGAAATTGACACTCACGAAGTTACCACCGAGAAGGAAGGACTCGACGCTAACGGCGTTCCGATGAAGCAAAAGGTTAGCGTGGTAGGGAAGCCGCTTAATTAATGGGTGATCTAAACTCCATCACGAAGCGTGCGGCTCCGGTCTGGGCTCCCTCGGTTGATACCGTGGCATCTCCGGGAGCGGAAGGCGATCCGAATCAAAGCACAGTTGCGTATGTACAGCCGGGGCAAAACAGGATCAATGTCGTTCATCCGGAGATGTACAGCGAACCCATTGCGGCACATGAATTAACGCATGCATTTCAGAACACCAGAAGCGGGGACTTTCAGCGGGGCATCAATGCGCGATTGCCGAATGGGGCACAATCTGCAAAGGATTATGACTATGGAGGGACTGCTGGACTCAGAGCGAATCCACGCAAGTCTATAGCCGATTACAATCCCGAGCAGGGCGCACAGATGGTAGAAGATTTGACGGCAGATCAGGGCAAGCTAAACCCAAAGATGAACCCTCAACAATTGCGCCAGTGGGACCAGCAAAAGCAGACATTGGAGCGCCCGATTCAGCAGATGTTGAATGTTGCACCGAAAGATACGTCTATGGCGGGAAGGGCTGATGACTGGCTTGCTGATAGACCGCTTGGTCAGATGATCAACCACCCATTTACTAGACTTAAAGGATTGGTATCGCCGCAAAGGATGAACCCAAATCCACCGACGATGCCGGAACCACCCAGCGAACAGTTGGGATATGCAGTACGCTCGAAACTTGTTCGATAGGAGAGACATGAACATTTACAATACAATACGTTTTGGATTGGGCGAGGTCATTTCAGATCGCGCCAAAGTGGGAACCGATCCTTGGTACCCGGCGGTCACACTAGAACCGGCCTTGGAAAATCCTGGCATCGTTGGTACGCGGGGTCCAGATGAACCATTGACAGAACTTCGTGATGGATCAACCGTTCTCGAATTTCACGGAGCAGAAGGCGCAAAGATACTGATAGAAGACATAGCCCTATCATTATTGGGGAAAGGGCATAATCTCTCAGATTTTCTTCGACAGATGGCTACCAAGTTAGACAACGGTCAGAAGGCATAGGAGACTGAGACATGGAAGAGATGTTGGAATCCGTAGACATGGAAACTGAAGTAGATGCAGACCTTGGCGAAGTAGAAACCACTGAGGAAACAGCCGAAGATCCAGCACCAGAAGCGGGGACAGAACAAGCCGAGGCGGATGACCCATATTCGTCTAAATCCTCAAAAGAGTTCTCAGCAGCGCTCAAAGCGTGGCGCGATTCAAGCCCTGAAAATGCGAAGTATGCACGCATGGCCAAGGATGACCATGCCCGACTCTTCCAACTACAGCAAGTTGAACCCAAAGGCATTACGGGAGTGCAAGAGAAGTATGCGCTTCTCGATTCAGTCATTCATGGCCTTCCCGACGGTACGGAGTTGCGCGGAGCCGATGCACTTGGCGCGATTCAGGACGAACTTCGCAGCGTTGCGGAGACTGACGAACTCCTTGCGGCTGGCGACCCGAGAGCGCT